CGATATTCAATATCACCAAGAGTTGTTGATGGGTTTAGATTTTTGGTAGTTGTATCAATCGAAGTCCCAAGTGTGCGGATCGCACTTGCACCATCTTTGACTAAATCGGTGTCGGCTGGTGTCGTCCAGCCATAATTGGTGGTAGTTGGCATTTTTCTCCTATTATCAGGCTACGATTGTAGCGTATTCCCATGTCAATGTTGGGCTTAAAGTGTTCCATGCCTCTGTAATTGGCGTGGTATTCCATCTCATGGCTACTTGGCTATAAGCGGTTGGAGATAGGTTTAAAGTAATATAAAGTTGATTGAAACTGACCGACCAAGACCATCCCTCAACATAACCCTCGAACTCACCGTTTGAAATTTGAGTAGGCAGGTTAATCAAGTGAATTGGCATTCCTAAAAAAACACCAAGCAACGCATCACGGTCTGCATCATCAATCTCAGAATTTGTCAATGGGAAGGTTATGGTGTCAAAGATTGGCTGAGGGTAAGCGCGTTGGGCAATGTAACGATCTGCCACCGCTTGGGCATCTACGGCTGAATGAATCGTTGATTGAATGGTTTCAGCCTTATACCCATAAGTTGCAATTGAGGTTGCGTCGCTGGCAGTTTCCTGAGAATTAAAATTGTTGCCATAGTTAATATAAATATCGTTTCGAATATCGCCAGCCCTGGTTGTTGTCTTTAAACCTCGACCAATGGCATGGCCAGCGTCTAATTGAATGTAACCGTTGTTTAAAAGATAGTTTTGGCGGTGGTCTGCATCAGCATATCCAATGCGGCCTTGGTTGTCCTCATAAAGAACACCAAACGCTGAATTAGCAATTAAGGCTGCTATGTTGTAGATGGTATCTGGACTAGATGCACGGTTTTCCATTGTGTAAAGTCCTGGAGTATCAATTTCACCAAGACCAGCATTGCCCGCATTAGCCCAAGTTGTAGTTGCATCATAACCAGCCCAAGTTTCACCTGCTGGCACTTCATTCCAAGAATCTAAAAGTAGTTCATCCAATAAATCTAAAATTTGGTTGCCATCTTCATCTTGTGATAAAACACCATCAGTTATTGCTTTTTGTAATTTAGCCAACGCACCTACTGCAATAATGTTGTATCTAATCTCTTGACCAGCCTGACCAGCATTGCCAACTTCAATAGTTAAATCAGTTATATTGCCACCAAACAAACTGACATAAGTATTGGTCGAATCTTTTACTTGTAATGCTAGTCCGTCATTTATGTCAAAATTAAATGTTTGACCGTTTAATGCAACAAGGGTAACTTGTAAATAAGATGCAGTTGGTTGAGTGTAAATATCTTGACGGCCTGCTGCATGATTCAATTGAGCCAAGGTTATGTTTGTGTAATCAACCCCATTGACCGTCAATTTCCAATCTGGAGTAAAAACTGTCATAAGCCGCCAGGTCTGCCGTAAACTGTTGTTCCGCGCCCATCAGACTGAGTTTGAATGTCATTTAACACTCTGTTCAATCCTTCAGGATCAACCACTGTTCCAGATACATAAACATTGGTAACATTTTGGGCCTGGCCAAACGGTGTTCCTGTTGCGGCTTGTTGAGCAGATAATGTTTGAGCCTGGCGTTCTAATACTCTAAACTCAGCAGTTAATTTATCAAATTGTGCCTGAGCAGCCTTTTTGCTTATTCCTTCACTTGCAACTAAAAATGTTAAATCTGTAAATTGATTTTGTATACCAAGCAAACGATCTGAAAGATTTTTCAAACTTGTTGCACCTGCTGGAGTTGTAGCAATGCCGCCGCCGCCGCCGCCGCCACCTGCTCCACCAGCACCGCCGCCAAAACCACCACCACCAAAACCAGCAACACCGCCGCCACCTGCAAAACCCGCTCCAGCAGTTGGCAAACCAAACAATGGATTACCAGCGCCGTAAGTAAATGCTGATCCACCTTCTTCATCTCCACCAGCAGCAAACTTACTTAATCCATAAGTAGCAGCAACGGCAGTTAATGCTAAGGCAGCAGCACCAACTGAAGTTCCACCAGTAGCGAATGCGGTTGCAACGGCTGCACCAGCAGCAGCAGTTCGCAATGTTTTCATTGCTGCAACCAAGGTTTGAATTGCAGTAACAAATGCAACAATTTTATTGGCAACAAATACTGTTGCAATTATTCCACCCAATGCAATCAATTCTTCTTTGATACTGATAATAAATTGAACGGTTGATCTTAATTGTTGACCAAAATTGTAAGCACCTTCAGTTACTTCGGTAATACCCGCATCAACAGAATTTTGTCCTACTAAACCTGCAACCAATGCGTTTAATGCTGGAACTAATGTTTCTAATGTAAATTTGGCTAAACGATCAACAACTGGTAATAATGCAGCACCAATAGATTCTTTTGCTTCATCAACTGCAATCTGTATTCTTGCAAACTGTTTCTCAGTTGTTAATGCTTCATTCTCAGCAAAATTACCAAAAGTTGCAGTTAATGTTTGATAAATTGCATTAAAATCTTTTGACTTAATAAGGTTTTGATCTAAGCCTAAACCTAATCTTCCAAGTGATGCGGTGTTGCCATCATAGGCTTTACCCAATCCATCAGCAACAGTTTGTAAAGGTTTACCTGTTGCAGCACTAACATCTAATGCTAGGTTGAGTAAATCTTGCGCCTTTTGAACATCATTGGTTGATCTGACCAATCTTGCAAGTGCAGGTCTTAATTGATCATCAGTTACACCAATTGCAATTGAGGTCTTGTCAATATAAGATGCAACGGCGGCAGTTTGTTCAGCAGTTGCCTTTGTAGATGCACGAATTGTTTCTTCAAGTTTTCTTTGTGCAGCCTGATCAGCAGCAGCATTTTTGACGGCAGATATTGCGAATGCAGTTGCAGCGGCACCAGCCACGGCAAACGCGGCAGCAGCCTTCTTGCCAAAATCAATGATTTGATCTTTAGAGTTGTCAACTACCTTTTCGGCATCTTTTAAACCTTTACGCAACCCATCAATATCGGCTGCAAGGGCAACGGTTAAGGTTCTAGCCATTATCAAATTCCTTCTTTATGTCAATGATAACATCTTCAAATTCTTTAATGACTGAAGGTTGCAAGTGCCTTAATGTTGGATAAATAAACCAACCGCGTGAACCTGGTCCTTTTGGCATTGGTCCTGACCATCTTGGGAATTGAGGGTAAGCCTTTGATCCAAACTCATGGGCTGCACCAATACCAACTCTTTGTCCTGGTGCTTCATTCCTTGTATTAAATTGAGTTGTTGCACCGCCTGAAAACTTTTGACTTGCAAAACCAAATTTGATCTCACCTAGAACTGAAGTCTTGCTAACTTTACCGCCTTGAGCAATTCGATCAGCAGCCTTGCCGCGACCTGCTGCAACATTGCGAATCTCTTTTAATGTTCGTTCTGCAATTGCACCAACGCGTCTTGCTGTTTCCTTTTGTGCAATCTCGCCCATTTCACGAATTACTTTTGCAAACTGGCGCAATTCTTTAGGATCATAAACAATTACTGGATCAGTCATTTGTTCGCTCCTTTAGAATTTCAATTGCGGTCAATATGTCTTCGGCTTCAGTCCATTCGCTCATTGGGATTTGTGTGGCAATTGCCAACTGAATCAATAAACGATTTAGGCTTCCTGCTGGATGGCTTTTGGGTTTGCATCACCAACTATTACATCTGTAACAGTTTCGCACCATGCATCATAGGGTTTGACTGGCTTTCCAGCCGCTTCCCGCTTATGTGCATGATAAGCAAGAAACATAAGATCGCTAATGCCCATTTTGTCTTGAGCCTGGCCAATAATGTTTCCTGTCTGTTTTTCCCATTTTGCCCACTCAGGCGGTTGGGCTATATAAGTTGCTTGCTCGCCTGAGTTATATTCAATTGTGATTGGTAGTTTCATTAGTTGCTCCCGTTTCTATTTATTAACTAAATGATTCTGCTGGCACGCCAATTACTTGGAATGTTAAAGATACTGTTTGTGCATCTGGTGCAGTTCCGCCTGCTGATGGCCAAGTTGGTAAAACCTGGAATGTAAATACGGCACCTGATGCTGCTGTAAATACAGTGTTGATGCCAGTGTTTGGTGCTGATTCAGCAACGCCCCATAGAATTTCACACAATGATCCTGCTGCTCCCCAATCGGCCAGCATCTCTACCGCTAGGGTAAAGTTATTATCTATGACTTTGTAACTCTTGCCATCTAATGTTTCGTAGGTCTGACGATTCATTTCGCCAGTTAATGTTGCACTTGTTGCTTGAGCGTCGAAAGTGTTACCACCGATTGTGAAGGTAACATCTCTGCCCGTGATTACTGTGGTAGGCACTTGAACTCCTTAGTTTGTTTGTGTGTAGTAGGTTGAAACATTTATATCAGCGATCAACATTGTTGATGCGCCAACTTGTGTAACTGTTGGTCTTTCGACCGATCCGACAACATACCCTGCTGGTATTACTGCCAGAATGCTCATAATTAGTTGCTCTATGTTATCCAATGATGCTGGATTTGAATGATAAGCAACTGCTGCTGTTATTGTTAAATTTACTTTTGCACGAATTGTTTGTTTACCGATTGTATCCAATTCAAGATAAGGTGATGCAGGAACAAAAACAATTGCTGGAGTTTGTGGTGCCTCTGGAACATGATTGTAAACATTCGCTGACAATGCAGAAAATGCGGTAGCAAGTGGTTGTCTAACTGCTGAAAGAATTGTTGATGCTGGCATTATTGCGCCATAGTTTCGGTGTCAATGTAACTGCCTAACAATCCAACGCATTTGTTCCAGAGATTGCGGCCCATCCTGAATGGCGTACTGGTGAAATCGACACCCTCTATCTGACCGCCTGCTGCTACTCTTGCCTGAAAGACTTCGACTGCAACTGCATAAACTGCTGCAATGACTGATTGATTGCCAACATAAGTGGCTGCGTTTGATAAGGTGGCAACGCCTGAAGGGATGACATTAGCCTCGAGTATGTCGGCGTTAGTGATTGCGGCACTAAATGTAAATTGGCCAAGGTTGTCTGCCAAAACTGTTCTTGTGCCGTTGTAAGGTGATCCGCACCCTGTAATGACAACTGATTGTCCTTCAGTAAATTCATGGATTCCGACTGTTGTAAATGTGGCAACATTATCGTTTAATTCTGTTTTTTGAATAAATGATTTGTATGAAACAAGCATTGGCAGGATAACCTGCTCACTTGCATCTATCACACCATTTAAATAAGTGTCATCATAGAGAGAAGAACTTACGCCCAATACAGAACGCAACTGTGTTGCAGTAATAATTGAAGGCATAAGTTCCTCTCTGATCTCCCTTTAAAAGATGCCTGAGATCGGGAGCAACCCCAGGCACTCAGTTAAATTACGCTACGAACAATGAACGGAATGCTGTTGGGTAGCGATTTACTACGCAAACATAACCGTAAATTCCAATTTCAATTCGGCCATTCGCAACAATGTTAGCGCGAATGTCAAATGTTCCTGACTCATGGAATCGCATTGCTTGTGATGGATAAACCAATGCAGCCTTGTCGCCAACATTGTTTCCAGTGTAATTAGGATCAACAACTAATGAAAGTCCTGCAACTGTTCCGTTTGTTGAACCTTGTGTTACTAATCCTGCTGCATTTTGTGGTGCTGCTGCTGCAAACAATGGACGGCTTGAACCATCAACTGCTCCCAATAGATTAGCGAAATCAATGTTTGTGTATCCGCCTGATGGTGCAACCATTAAACGATTTGGTGTAAAGCGCATTACGCCATAAGAATCTGCAATTCCGTCAGCGATTGCTTTGTAAATTGAAGTTCCAGATGATGCACCTGCATTGTCTGCTGCAATTTGTGCTGCATAAGCATCAGTCTTTTGTGCGTAAGATGCGGCCAACTCTCTTAGATAAAGATCAATGAAAGATGGGTCTGACCTGTCTGCTAATTCTTGGTTTATTACGCCAGCGCCAGCAAACTTAACAACTGTATCTTCTTGGAAGGTTACTGTTGTGTCGGTTGATGAGTATTCTGCACCCTCAG